GTTCCAGTTGTATCTAGTTTACCTGCCTTCATGTCGGCATACAACATATCAAGTTGATCTCCAAAAGAAGCATAAACTGTTGAACCATTTGTTGTTCTATCGGTTTTGTATTTAACAGCAGCAGCTTCAGCATCTAGTGCGGTTCGTGCAGCATCAATTTTACTTTGCTCAAGAGTTACAGAGTTACCATCTTTATCAAATGCACCCGCAGTGTCATCAATAGATACTACTGTTGAATATGCTTTGTAAATAGCTTCGTGATCTAAATTTGCCATTATGCTGCTACCTCCCATAAGGTAATACTTGATAAATTTCCATCTTTAGAATATTCTGTTGTTGAAGAACTTACATTAGCAACTTGTACTTTATATGTAATAGCTGTTGAACCATTTCCTCCAACAGAAGAATCTAATATATCCCAAGGAGATCTAACATACATTCGTATATGTTCTCCTGTAAAGTTTGTATAGCCACGAACATCTGAGGTACTAGCAGAAGTAAAAACTGTTGCATCGCTGCCACCAGAGGGTGTTCTTATCAACTTTATACCGAAACCTTCATTATCATCGGATTGTAAATAAGCTTGTACAGTTACAACAGCTAAAATTTTACTATTAGTTGAAGGGGTAATAGAAGCACTTAATCCAAGATCCACATAAGAAGTACTTGTAGATGAAAATCCGGAAGTTCTTGTACCTTGAACAACTTGAAGAATTTTTCCTAGAGACGCTGTACTTGTTAAAAGTGTTGCATCTGCTGAATCTGGTAATGTAAAAACTCTGTTATTACTAGAAGATGAGGGTGCTTGTAAGCTGAAAGAACCACCACCTGATGCTGCGTTTAGTTTAATCTTTGCTGTCATAGTTAACTATAGGGAGAAGTGCCAAGAATAGTAGTGTTCCATTGTGCTTTTAACTCAGCTTCATTTGATGCAGCAGCTATAGCAGAATCAGCAGGTGCATCTCTCAGTGCTTGCTTTTTACTAACTATATCAGTAGTACTAGCACCTGTCTCTAATGCTCTTTGAAACTCAATATCAAGTTCAGCAAGTTTAGGTGTTCTTGCACTTCTTATATTTGCCTTGTGAATTTCTTTGGCTTGTGCCATATCTGTTTTAATAATACTCATGAACCAATTCCATCTGTTAAATCTGATTCTAAAGCTGTCCAAGCATTTCTAAAACTTCGATCAGTAGAAATATCAGAATCTTCTACTATTTTATATTTTTTTCCTGTAGGAACATCTTTTTTTGCAATTTCTTCGACAGTAAATACTTTCCCAGTTGCAGAATTAATTTCAGTTAATATAGGATTAATAATTGCAATTCTGCCATTATCTTGTAAATAAATAATTTTTGACATAATTAAGAACCTATAAATAAAACACAAAGTTCTGGTACGTCATTTGCTTCTTCACCCGCACTATTTGTATCTCTAGAACTTTGAATCTCAACTGTTCCAGTAGCTTTTTGATCATGTTTTAATCTTATATTACCACCCTCATTTTTATCAGCTGTGGGACCTGATGTGGTACTACTACTGAATCTGTTCATCGCACCAAAAGCATACGCATAATTAGTATTAGAAAACGCTGCACTAAAATTTATCCTATAATAACCTGTTCCAAGATCAGTAACAGAAGAAATACCATTGCTGCTCAAAATAGTGCCTGTTGCTTCTCCGTTGAAATTTACAAATTTACTAATAATTAAATTATTTGAAATTTTATTACCATCTACTGCATCAGCAGCCAACATATCAGTATCGACTATTCCGTCTGGTAAGCCTCCTACTGAAACTCCTGTTATTACGTTTGTAGAACCATTAATTGATATTGCCATTAGACAAGAGTAAGAACAGAAGGACTATTTACAGTAAGTGTAGCATTAATTGTTAGTGGACCTGCAACCATAGCGTTATGATTTGCAGTTATTGTGTAATCATTATCCATAGTATTTTCACTTTCAAAAAATATAGATTCACCGCCACCACCTTGCGCACCTGCTGTTATACCTGTAAGGTTTGACCCATCAATAGCTGGTAATGCACCAGTAAGTTTAGATGCTGTAAGTGTAGAAATCCTTGCATCTGCTACTGTTCCTGTTAAGTTACCTGCTGGTATAGACGTAAGGTTAGCTGCTGACGCTGCTGGTAAAGTTGCAGGGAACCTGGCATCAGGCACTGTTCCAGAAGTTAAATTAGTTGCACTTAAAGCAGTTAAATCAACAGCAGCCCAACTTAAAACTCCATTTGTATCTGTTTTTAAGAACTGACCATTAACAACATTAATAGGCAAAGTTAACGTATAACTTGCACCTGCACTATGGGCTGGTGATTTTATTTTTACACCATGACTATTATTTTCACAGTTAAGTTGTAGAGTACCAGCATTTGTATTACCTTTAACTTCAAATAGACCTGTGCCGTTTGGAGTTACTTTTATGTTTCCATTAGTCGTACTTGTGTTTATTTCACTAGCTTGAACATCTAAGTCTCCCCCTAGTTGTGGTGAGGTATCTTCTACTACGTTACCTATAGCACTACCACCACCACCACCTGCATTAGCAGCCCATTTAACACCTGTCGCTTCTGAACTATCAGCAGTTAAGATATATCCATTTGTACCAACAGAAAGGGCTGTAGGATCTCCAGAACCATCTCCAACCAAGATCTCACCTTTGGTATCGAGGTCGCTGTTCATCACTGCACCTGCAGCATCTACATTAGTGGCATCTGTTACATCAGCACTAGCTTCTATTGCATTTAGCTTTGTATGATCAGCATCTGTAAATACGTTACTGTCAGAAGCTGATTCGACAAGAGTTCTTATTTCTGAAGCTGTCTGATCAGCAGTTGCACTAGCTTCTATAGCATTAAGCTTTGTATGGTCTGCATCTGTAAAGACATTAGAATCTGTTGCTGACTCTACTAAAGTTCTTATTTCAGCAGCAGTTTGATCAGCAGTAGCTGAAGCTTCAATAGCGTTTAACTTACTATGGTCAGCATCAGTAAACACGTTGCTATCACTAGCACTTTCCACAAGGGTTCTAATCTCTGCTGCTGTCTGGTCTGCTGTTGCAGAAGCTTCTATTGCATTTAACTTAGAATGATCTGCGTCTGTAAAGACATTACTATCAGTTGCAGCTTCTACTGCTGTTCTTATCTCTGCATTTGTCTGATCTGCTGTAGCATTTTCTTCAATACCACTTAATTTATCTATAATTTCCTGTTGAGCAAATAAGACCTGATCGGCATTAGTATCTAAATCTATCTCTGTAAGAACACTACCATCTTGAAAATCTACCTTCTTAGCAGATATATCAGTATCTCTTTGAAACTTGATAGCAGCACCATCAGCAGGGGTATTGCCACCAGTAAAGGTAAGAGTAGACCCACTAATTGTATAATGTGTGGTTATGGTTTTTAGTACACCTGCAACCGTTACATCAATTTCACTATCAGATAAAAAAGAAAAAGATATAGCAAAAGCAGTAGTACTTCCATTACCAGTATGAGTAGTAGAGGATGATGCGGTGTTAGTAGCCATAATTACTTTTTATTTTGAATGACTTTTAAGTTTTCTAATACTGAATCTATTGTACCTTGATTTTGTACATTCAGCCTGTTGTTATATCTTTCATATATTTCTTTATTTTGTGGCTTTAACAACCATGCTTTTAGTGCTTCTTTTTTGTAAGTACTAACATATGATCTTATTTGCTCTTCAATTTTTGCTGCTGCTTGATTTTTTATTGCTACTTGTTCATCCATATTACTTGCGTTTATATTCTCTCCATTAGCTGTTGCCAACAAAGCTTTGGTTGTATCTTTATTAAGATATAAATATAAAACTTCAATTAATCTTTTATTTCCTATTTTGTGAAACGCAATAGTATTTACAAAGTCTGCATATTGACCTCTGTCTAAAGGAATACCAGAACCTGGCATACTTTTTTTCTTTAATAATTCTTTTTGAGGTGGTAGCAGTTCAATGTTTAAATCATTAATAACAGTAAGAACCAGATTATCTTTGCTAGTTGTTGCTGTAAAAGGATTTAAAACATTAAAAATATCAGGTCCAAATCCTACAGGATAATCTACAAATGATCCTGTTAACCAGTTTTGATCTGCATATAAATCAGCATTATAACCACCAACTGTTCTTGCAAGCTCATTATAAAATTGTCTTAGCATAACAATATCGTCACCAGGCATATAAGTCGTATCAAATTTTGTTGAATCAACAATTTTATTAATACTTCTACCAAATCCAGCAACAGGATTAACAATATTTGCCATTCTTCTTTCTATCAATGATTGCAACTTAAATTCATCACTCATGGCATCTGACAATTCAGTAATGCCTTGTAAAAATGTTTTATTAGTAATGTTACGACCAAAGGCTACGGATGCTGCTGAAGCCCAATCAAAACGATCATCTTCACTTAATTGACCAGCAATACTTGAAAAATCAGCAGCTAACATAAAGAAAGAAGACCAAGGATCTAATCTTTTTATAGAGATATAGTTATATTTTGGTTTGCCATCCTTACCAATAATTGGCTTACCATCATCACCATATACTAAAAATCTAAGTGAATATGGCTGCCATCCTGATTCAAGCTTTTGTTTCATTAAAGCTCTACCGCTTGCATTTGCAGTATTAGGGCCGCCACCTGTCATTGCTATGGGTGAAAAGTCGTCATTCATGCCCATAGCTAAAATACTAGCCTGAGTCCAAAATGCACCGCCTAAAATCATTTCACCTCTAGCAGCACTAGCTATTGACTGATCATTACTTAATAACGCTTCACGATATTCTTTTAACATAAGATTTATACCAGGAGTTCTTCTTACCTGTGCTTTAAAAATATTTATTGGTGTTCTTACAAAAGGAAAAGGTATTCGACCCATAGGATGATTTGCAAGATTTTGAATCCTTGCACCAAAAGAATCACTTGGTAAATCTTTTGTAAAGGTTGCATCAGCAGCATAATCTTTTGCTTTTTTATATAAATCAACAATGCTTGTAGGTAAACCTCTAGTACTTCCTGACTCTGTAATTTGAATTACTTTATTAAATTGTTCATTAATATACTTTATTAATTCTACACCTTGTTTACCTTTACTTATTCCTTTTTCCCATGCTTCTGATTTAACAAAAGCTCTAAAATTTACTTGCTTAAAAAATTCATCTTCAGTTATTAACAGCCTAGAACCAAAACCATTTATAAATCTAAAACTATTGTATAGCTGTGGTATATAAGCATCAGCCATAGTAAGGTCTACAAATCGTTTCCTTAAATTTAGACCAGTTACAGATTCATTTCCAAAGTTTCTAACATCTTCAGCATTTATATTTCTTGAGATACGTCTAGCATCTTGTATCATTGCACCTCTATCTAAAATATTTTCATTCATATTAAAAGATTTCTTTGCAATGTTAAAAGCATCTCCTATAGCTTGGATCATATATACAAGTTCTTTGTAACCTCTTTTAAATTGAACAGTGTTAAACTCTGGTCTAAAAGTAAGATTAGATAAGTTAGTAAGGTTATATGGTATCTTAGGATTTTTTCTAAATTTTATTTGCCCTGCACCTAATGATCTTTCTATAGGTTTTGCAAGAGTATTAAATGCAGTAGAAACCATGTTAACAATATGAGTTGGAGGTCCACTAAGTATTGAATTTATATATATTTCATTAGTAAATTCCACTCCTTTTAATAAAAAGTTTTTTGTCATCTTCTTCATTACTTCTGGATTACCACCTGCTACTTGCAAATATCTTGTTAATCTAACCAAAGACTTTGCAGCATTAGTGTCACCTTGTTCTACTAATTCAAATATTTTGTTAAAGGTTGTTTCTATTTCATCAAATTCAGTAGTTTCAATAAAATCTCTATTAATAGAATCTATATCAGTGTCTTTTGTAATCTTCTTAGTTTTCTTTCCAAAATCATCAACAGTAGCTGCTACCTCAGATAAATTACCTCCAAGTTTATTAGCAACTAATGTTTGACCAGTAATTGATTTAACACCTTTATTTAAATAAACAACACCTTGTAATAGTTTAGTTTCTTCAATAAAGTTATCTTTTACTGTTTTTATTAAGTCTATATTTTTTGTAGTAATAGCTTCGTCTAATTTTGATGCTAATTGAAATAACTCATCAGCATTTTTATTCATTATTCGGTTAAGATTTATTGTGGCTGCTGCTAAATCTTTTGTACCAAAATTACCAAATTCTTTAATAAAAAATCGACCTATTTCAATAGCTTCACCATTAGTTTGACGATTAGCTGATGCCAACATATCACCAAAAGTTCTACTAAAAGGCCATTTACCTGTATTATCGGCCTCTTTTAAATATTCAGCACCATCTAAAACAAACTTTCTAAGACCTTCTATACCATTAGCAGTTGTTTCTGGTGTTAACTTTGGATTAAATGTAGTTTCTATTTTTTTCTTAGTTGTACTTTCATTTATTTTTGTATCATCTACGTTTATCTTTTTTGTTGTATCTTCAACATTTTCTTTTATAACTGACAAGTCTGATAAATTATTACCTGCTGCATCAATTCCATCATCTTTGAACAATACGTTCTTTTTATTTTCTAAAGTTTCTAAAATTCTTTTTACAGTTTGTGGTGACTTTTTTAATCCTTTAAATGCTATTGATAAAGCTGTAAGTGTTTCTCCAATTAATGCACCACCAAAAGCTTTTTTTAACCTTGCTTCTATAGGAGAAATATCATCTTCAGCTTTAAAAACTGTTGCAGGTAATTTAAAAATATCTATTGCAGTTTCTAATATAGGAATACCTTTATGACCTTCAAAACTATCAATCATATTAAATAGGTTTTCTTCGTAAGGATCTTCTACAACAAAATCAGTAATCCAACCTGCTATAAAGTTTCTTGTCCAAGGGTTTTGTAAAGCTGCTATTTTTGTTCCTTTTAAGCCTTTACTTAAAAGACCCATAGGCAATAAGAATTGAGTTATAGCTTGTGGTATCTGATAAAACGCACCATCTGTTTCTCTTTCAAAATAACTGTAATCTATAAGATCATTATTATCGTATGGATTACCTGCAAGATAATCATAAATATCATCAACAAATTCAACAGTTTCGTTAACAGCTTTTACAGGACCTGTAATTGCACCTCTTACAACTTGTGAAGTTTTTGTTTTTGTTATTTCTTCAGATATAGCTTCTCTTTTAGCTGTGTATTGGTTTTGAATTCTTGCTCTGTTTTCTAAAATTTCTTCAAAAGTTCTTTGATCTCCAAGAAATTTATTATCAAAAAAATCTACTACACCTGCTCCAAGGTTTATCATACCTTTGTTAAACTTTTTAAATTTATGTTCTTCATCAATTTTTTTAAATAATTTTCCTTTTTCAGTAAAATCATCAGTTGTTTTAGACCCAATGCCAAAACCACCTTCTGGTGCTGTATTATCATTATTAATTTGATTGTTTAAATTAGAATCTGTCATAATTTAGAACCACCCTTCCCTGATAGCACGATCAATAATGCCTAATACATTTTTATCATAATCTGGATTAGTTGCATAATCTTCAGTTTGTAGCATTTTTATTGCTTCTTGAATACTGTTTGCATTTACTAAACCTTTATACTGTCCAAAATCATCGTTCCATTGTTTCTTGTATTGCATCATCATTGCTCTGATATTATTAAATGTTTTAAAGTCTGCTTCTTCTACTTGTTCACCTTTACCTCTAAATTCGGTAGTCAGTTTTCTTTCAGACTCACCTCTTGCAACTTCTGAAAGTGAAGCCTTAAGACCTAAGAAATTATTTTTTGCTGATTGAATTGAACCCCAACCTGTTTCTTCCATAGCTTGTGCAGCTACAAGTTCGGGATATTTAATACCTATTTCTTTTGCAATATTAT